TAGTATTCGTCTTTCATATATCTATATTTTATAAATATAATATCTATACGTAATAATAATATTCGTAAAAATTGGAAAGGAGACTGTATGGAAGAAAAAATAATCAGTAGAGAGGAGCGAATAACTGATGTTGAAACGAAAGGTAATATTACTACATTTAAGTTTGGTAGGAATAGGTGTTCGTTAGAGAGTGAGGTATACGACGATAATACTGAAGGTTATATTCTCAAGTATAGAGAAGTTGTTGTCGAATGGGGTAGAGTTAATGGTAAACCATTTAAAATAATCCCACCTACATTTAACGGTAAGAGAAGATTTATAGAAGCCTTTCGTAAATATTTTGGATATGACTTGCATAAGATATCAAAGGAATATCCAGAAGACTGAACGATTAAAATGAGTACTCTGAAATTAATCAGAGTACCCATATTTTTTTTATTATTTATCCACTTTCTTTGCAATGTTTGAAAGAACTGGAGATTTAGACTTTCTAAGTCTATTGAAGTAAACCTTCATTCTCTTAACTGCCTGACCATGATATTTCTTATCAAGTTTAGCTCTAAGAATCTTTCTAAGTCTAAGAACTTTCTTAAGCTTTCTATAGTCAGAATCGTTATTTGCAGCTGCACATACATTGATAGCAAGTGCATAAAGCTGCTTCTTCTTTGACTCAGCATCAAGTCTGATCATCATAGGCTTATTGTATTTTGCTTCTGAGAAATAATCATCATTATCTGAATATGACTCAATTATCATATTTACATCAGCATCTGTCATGAATCCTTCTCTCATAGCAATATCAGCTTCATTCTCAACGAAGTCTCTCTTCTCATCAGCATTAAGCTCATCATTTACAAGAAGTGTTGTAGCTGCCATAGACATCATATCATCAGCTTCCATCTCTGCATCAGAGCTAAGCTCTTCTTCATTCTCTTCATCTGAATATGCATCGTCAAGGTCTCCACTAAGCTCTCTATCAAGGTCAGCAAGTTCCTCATCATCATACTCATCAAAGTCATCAAGGCTGCTGATATCTGAAATATCATCTGTACCTACATCAGCACTATCGTCGTCATCACCATAGCTGTCATATCTTCCAGAAAATGCATTTTCTGCATCATCTTCGTTATAACCAAAATCATCATCTTCCTGATACTGCTGATTTGGCTCAACACCATCAGCCTTAACAAATGCATCATTTGGCTTTGAGTATTTATCTATATCATCAGCTTCAAACATGTATCCTGACTTAGATGGTAGTGGTCTTGAAAGTAACTCATCAATTCTACTCATTGTAGTAGTTCCACCTTTCTTAATTCATAATTATTTATCTGTTTTGGGGTTTAATTAATTTCGATAATTAGTTCATTAGTATGCACCCAATTATCTCGAGAGTAATCATAGCCCTCTTTCCACTTGGTCACAATAGTAGTATTTCCAATCTGTAAATAACCCTCGGTGTGATATCTCTCACCAGTAGACTTATCCCATATTATACCTCTAGCGTAGCCAGTAGTATGTTGATAATCTTCTATGAGAAATTGGTATTCTTTACCATTGAATTCTACCACATGTGTATTTAATCTAAATGCATCGACAAAAGATTTTACCATATATTTATCTATACCTTTCAATAGTATAAATTTATCTAATTGTGGTATAATTACTTGATATATCTGATAATACAGATAGATAATTCGAAAGATAAGGTAGGGTTTTTATAATGGAACAAAACTTATTTATTGAGAGATATGTAGCATCTATGAAAGATGTAATGATAAAAATGAATCCTGATTTCGATGAGGGTTCTATAGAAGAAGTAATAAGAGATACAATATCAAAGAAAATACAAAATCCAGTAGTAACTCTGGATAATAATTATACCCATGAAACTAGAGAAACTAATTTACTTTCAGTTTTGAATTGGGTGGAAGGAAAGAAACCTATTATATGTGGTAATGCTGCATTTTATAAAAATCAGAATGATGCAATAAACCCAACGGCGGTCATGTTAAATAACTTTGCAATACAGCGAAGTAATTATAAGAAACAGATGTTTTCTATTGAGGATTCATCAAGTAATGAATATAAGGATTTTGATAGAAAGCAGAATAATGAGAAGATAAATATGAACTCATATTATGGTGGTAGTGGATTACCATCTTCACCATTTTATAGTAAGTATAGTGGACCAGCTACTACTCATACAGCTCAAGAAATAATATCATCAGCAGAGATGTTATTTGAGGGATTATTAGCTGATAATTATATCTTCTTAAATACAACAGAATGTATAGATTGGTTAAATACTGTTAGTAAAGATTTTAATAATACTTATTGTGATGATTTTATTAAACCTCATATATTAACAGAAGTTGCAAATAGATTATGTGATGCAACATTAGAACCAACTGATGATTCATATGAGACTTTATGTGATTATTTAAGTAGTTATAGTCCAGAAGAAATATCAATGCTTTATTATAAGAATAATATATTTGATTTTATTTCAGACCATGAAGAAATGAAATCTTTAATATATTCAATATTCTATAATGTAAGTAATTTAGAGTATGTAGATAAAAATGATAAAGATTGGTTATATGAGATACCAGATGAGTATAGAGATAAGTTTATTGATAAAACAGCAAAGGATTGGAATAAGTTTGTTGATAAAGAATATTTCTTAGACCCAGCTAAACCACCAGAAAGTATATCAAATGAATTATTTAAATTAAATGAATATATGATGAAATATGTATATTGTAGATATCTATCTATAGATAGAATTTATAGACATAGAAATTTTAAAAGAAAAGTAGTTACTGTAATAGATACAGATAGTAATATCTTATCAGTAGATACTTTGGTAAATCATATATTTGATTTTATAGATATTTCTGGTTTTGGTAGGTCTAAAACAAATAATGAATTTATTTGTATTAATACTTTAGCATATATAATTTCTCATGCTATTGAGAATTTATTATTATACTTTGGAGAATCTTCTAATATACCAGAAGAGTTTAGACCAACTTTTGTTATGAAGAATGAGTTCTATTTCTCTAAGTTAATAATAGGAAGTGCTAAAAAAAGATATATTACAAAAATTCTATTAAGAGAGGGTAACTTAATGAATCCCCCTAAATATGATATTAAAGGATTTGATTTTAAGAAATCAACTACTTCTGAATATTGTGAAGAAAAGTTTATGGGATTAGTTAAAAAATACTTAATAGAGAATGATGGAGAATTTGATATAAAGAGAATGCTTAAAGATGTATATTTATTCAGAAATGAAATCATTGAGTCTATTAAACGTGGTGAGAATATTTATCTTCCAACAGCTTCTGTTAAAGAGATGGCTTCATATGCTAATCCATTTTCAGAAGCATCTGTTAGAGGAGCATCTGCTTGGAATATAATGAATCCAGACCAACAGATAGAAATTCCATCGAGAGTAAGTATACTTAAGTTGAATATATTCAAACCAACTGATATAGCCGAGTTAGTTTATACTCATCCCCATGAATATTCAGTAATAATGAAAGAAATATTTGAAGATACAACAGGTATGTTTATTCAAACAAATTCAAAGGGTGTAGAAAAAATAGTTGGTATGAATGTAATAGCAATTCCTCAGAATACAAAAATACCAAGTTGGTTAGACCCTTATATAGATTATACAACTATCGTTAATAATATATTAAGTCCATTTGTACCAGTATTGGAATTATTTGGTGTAAAGACTTTAGAAGAGGGTAAAATGTTTGGTGGTATAAATAGAAAGACAAATTCTATTTCTAACATAATAAGATTTTAAAGGAGTTTATAATGAATACAAGATTATCCCAATTATCTACCAACACTTATACGACATCTAATCGTACTTCAGTAAATGCAATATTTCAGAATGATGATAAGATAGGTATGGTATATGTAGTATTAACTAATTCATATGAAGATATAGTTCTATTGAGCGTATCATGGAGTGGTGTAAGTTTTTATAAAGATTATACTGGTAAAATATCAAAAGATACAAATACCTTTACACCGAATGAAAAGAATGTAGTTGATGAGTTATCCGAGTTATTATCAATAAATATAACAAAGTGTATATATGGGTAATATTAATGAGATATGAGATTTTTTCTCATATCTCTATTTTATTCTTTGAATCATATATCATCTATTTGTAACTAAATAAAATTATTTTAATTTGGAGGAAAAGATATGATTGAAGTTATTGATGAAGTTCTAATCCCTGGTGACCCTGGATATACTCATAGATTACTAAATATCAGGTATAATGGATTAGAAGGTAAAGTTATTTATCTAAGGCACGATAATGATTTTAGATGTGATGTGTACTTAGATAAATTTTATAGTCATTTTGGTAATCTTGTAAAGTTTGAGGAATTACAAACAAACTTCGAATATTGTGTATTTGAAGGGTTTATTACAGGATTGGCAGAATTATTAGGTTTTAATAAAATACACTTTGAAACTATTAGAAAGGGGATAGAACTTGAGCGAAGCATGCGATACAATCAAATCATTGACATCGTTAGAAGAGATGTATAATGGTCTTGATTCAAAAGAAGTAATGGACAGAGCAGTTAAACTGCTCAATAGTAAAGATTTTCAAGATTTTAAAATTAGCTTATTCAAAAAGTTGGATATGGTGGTAGATGATATGAGTATGAATATGATTAAGTATATCTTAAAGATATGCAACTCAATTTATAATCATACTAATTATGGTACTGGTCTTACTGATTCAGAATATGATTTACTACTCTCCCACTATAATATGGTAACTGGGAAAGATATCATTACTGAATCAGAATTATCAAAAGATAATACTTCTAATCATTCTTATAAATCTTTAAGAGGTACTATTGATAAGATTTATAAGATTACTGATGAAGATATTATTAAAAATAAATCTCAGTCTACTATAGAAGATTGGATTAATAGAATTCAAAATAGATATAATGATATTACTGGTAAAAATATAAACTTACTAGAAGAAGAAGTTTATGTTATGCCTAAGTTTGATGGAGTATCTTGTATCTTTGAATGCGATGGAAATGGTAATGTAGTTAAAGCATTAACCAGAGGTGATACTGAAAGGAATATTGCTCAGGATATAACTTCTATGTTCCGTGATGTATTTGTAAGTCATAATTATGATAAACCTCATGGGGTTAAAACTGAGATAATGATGACTGATGAAAATCTTGAAAAGTATAATAAAGACCATAATACTAATTTCAAGAATACTAGGTCAATAGTATCTGGAATATTAAATAAGAAGAATCCAGATATAGAAGATATTGAGTATCTCACTATAGTACCTCTGAGATACTCTTATTTTGAGAATGGTGAAGAATCCTTACAGTTTATCCCTAAGGAATCCTTACAATATCCTCATATAACTTGTCAGTTAAAAGAGTTTGATAAGATTCACCAGTTTGCTTTCTCTAATAAAACTGTATTGCCTGGATTAAGATGTGATGGTTGTGTTATCATTCTTACTAATCCAGAATTACAAAAGACTCTTGGTAGAGAGAATGATAAAAATAAATATGAAGTAGCTTTTAAAT